TTTTAATCGTATCGTTAATCTTCAAATCGACGTACATCATCAGCAAATCCTCCCGCCGGAGAGAGTTTGATACAACGGCATGTCATTTTGAAATGACAGCAAACGGACGCTTTTTTGGGGTCCAAAGTATCTATCAAACAGCCCTAAAAACTCAGAGGCTCGATTAGGGTTGTACGTGTCAGCATCGTTTTTGAGAAAAGCCTTGTAAGCGATGTAGTACAACAATCCGTGCTGCATACTCGCATCGATGTCGTCATCCAGATCGAAGTCATCATCCGGTGTATTCGTGGTTGAGATATATAAATCATCAGCAGCGACTGGCTTTGGGTATAACGTAATCTTGTGCGCTTGCTTAATGAAGTGCGACGGTGTGCCTTGTTGATCTCGCCAGTCCTGGCCCACAAACGCATCCAATTCGGCTATCGTGGTTTGGGTCAGTGGTGAGTTTGTGCTAACCAACTTAATCAGCAACACTTGCTTGGCCGATGGGTCCAGCGTGTAAGCGGCAGTCCCTGCTGAAACTGTGATAAATCCAATGCGGTTGATCAGAGGCGCACGTAAGCACGCCTCCGTCACCGCTTCATTAGCATAGCGAATTAGTGACGCATCGCTCCAAAGGTATGGGGCAACAGCGTCATCCAATATCTCTTCACGTACTCTCGCCACTAAGTCACTGATTGCCATTAGACAGGCTCTCCAGCCGCATTGACTCGACGACCTTTAGAGCCTAAGTGCTTTTCTATCAATTCAGACCATGGAAATATCAGGTCAGTTTCGATATTCATAATGAACAACTCGCTTTCTGGCACAGGCTCCGCTTTTACGGCTGGTTGTGCTTTGGCTTGCTGCTGCTGAAGCTTAGTAACCTCTGCTTTAAGGGTATCCACACTTCTGCGCAGCTCCAGATCCACACCAAACTCCGCTTTTGCGTATTCGGCCAGTTGATCTTTATCAAACTCTGAAATATCAACAGCCATTAGTAATCACCCAAGTGGATCCAGGTAACGGTAATGGTACCGGTCCAGGTTTGAGTTGCGTCACCATCCACATCGGTTGTTGTGGCGTATGCGCTGTTCAAATACATGGATTTTGCAGTGGTTGTGCCGTCAAACTGAGCGGACGATGCCAATGCTGCTTTGGCCGCAGTACCCGCCACATTGATCGTGGTCGATGTGGTAAAGGCAGTGGATGGCAGCAAATCAACCATCGTTGTGGCGAGTGTTGTTGCTGATGCAGCCGCAGTACCCAAGCCCAGTGCGCCTGTAACACCACTGTTCAGCGTAGAAGCCAAAGCGGTAGTTGTTTTTTGTGCCAATGAAGCCGTTGCACCTAACACCAAAATACGACCTTCAGGAAAGTCGAACAGTTTGGTGGATTGGTACTCAGTGCCATTGATAACCGCTTGAGCTACATCAGCCAGCGTAAACACTGATTGATACAGAATAGGGGCTACCTGTTTGTGTACTACCGACAAGCCTGTGACCGCAGCGGCTGTACCTACCTGGCCACCACCTGCCATCGTCAGTTTGCCGACGCTTAAATCTTCAAATTGAGCCATGTTAAATCCTCAAAAAAGGGGGTTGTTACACCCCCATGAGCGCATTAGTGCGTGACGGGCGTTGTGTCAATGTAGGTCACAGTCACATCAATCACAGCGGTTGCTGCGGTGCCTGATGCCAACAACAGATCAATGGTGTCAGCTGCACTGTAGAAGTGGCCAACACCATAAGTTGTGGCTAATGAAGCGGGTGATTCGTCCCACGAGAACACGTTAGTTGCCGCGTTACCATCCGCCGCAGAGATATAACCAGCGGTTTGGTTGCCGTCACCGATGCTGAATGTGCATGTGGCGCCTTCAGCCGTAACTACCTTAGCCGCTACGCCCAACACAAACGCGCCAGCAGGGATGCTGACCAGTTGGAATACGTCATTCAGGGCCAGAGCCGCACCTTTAGTGGTGGTGGCATCAGGACCCGAGAAACGAGCCGAGATGGTTTTCAAAGCTGAGTGTGTCGCGACTTGAGAGTGCGGATATTTGCTGGTGGTGACACCGGCATTAGCCGCCAAACCGCGTTGAGTCAGGTTAAATGGAGTTGATAAAGCCATTCGTTGGCCCTCCTATTAAGCTAGAACGGCTGGCATATAAACCAAACCGTCTGGGATTAAGGTTTTGAAACCGAACACGTTCAGGCCGCGCACCGCATCGCCAAAATGAGTTTGCAAACGCAAGTTCTCAACTTTTACGACTTGTGACGCGAAAGTGACCGCTGATTTGTGACCTGACAAGCAATGGAATGTGGTGCCAGTGTTCGCCAAATTGTTGGACACATAGATGGTGATGCCACCAATCTCGCCCAAGCGACCATTGTTCAGGTTGCTACGGATGACAGATTTGCTATCACCAGTAATCGACGCATTTTTCAGGTCAGACTTTTGGATAAAGCCTGCCGCTTTAGGTGGAATAACCAACCAACGGCTATCAGATGGGATGTTTTTCTCTTCCATCTTGACTTCAGCATCAATGATCCAGTCGATGATGTTGGTTTTATCCAGCGTTACAGACGCCAATGATTGGCCTGCATCACTGTAGATAGAACCCAGCACCAACTTGTCGATGGCGATTTTCATTTGATACGCGGCATCAGTGGTCAACTCGTTCAAGATGTTGATGTCTGATTGTGCTTTATCGACGTCGTCCACTTTGAAAGCAAATTGCTTGGCTTTATCAATGTACAAGTCGATTTTTTCATCGACGATATCCTGATATTGGATTGCTTTGTCGATGGTGTAATCGTTGATCTGTACGGTTGGACGGCTACGAATAGTAACTTGCGAACCTTGACCTTTGATCTCACCTTCGTAGGTGCTGTTTGTGATCTCAGGCAAAAAGGTTTGCGCGTAGTATTTGAGGTTCAGTTTTTTAGACCAAATGACGGGATTAAACACGCCATTTGGTAAGTTGTTGCCTGTACGTGCAACGGCCATAATTAACTCCTACGTCATCACGACGTTGGTTGGATTTAGTAAAGCTCACCCCTGGCGATTGCGGCATCAATCTCAGCTTCGTGTTTAGCGAACTCTGACATTGTCATTTTTGCAATCTGGTCGGCAGTGAATGTCGGTTTGCTGTCGGGTTTACTAGCGCCCTTAATGCTTGGTGAGGCGGCGTCTTTCGCGGCGGCGAGTCTGTCAGGCTTGTTTGACACAGGCGCTGATGTACTGGCTTTACCGGTTTCTGACTTGTACAGACTGAGGGCAGCAACCACATCTCTTGCCGTGCCTTGATCTAGCGCATACTGAATCACAGGGGCTTGGGCATTACGCCAAGCCTGGAATTCTTCTGTCGCTACAAGTTCACTGACGTCGGGATGCGCGTTGTTGATCTCTGCGTAATGACGCTCTTCTGCGCTCATCGCTTCAGCTTGCTGATAACGATCTGCAACAGTTTTAACGCCACTCACTTCATTCTGTACGCTTGCCAACTGCTTTTTAAGGCTGTCGATAGTCTTTAACAGAGGGGCTACTAACTCTGGGTAGAGTTCTTTGGCTTCGCTAAGATCCTCGTAAGCATCGGGTTCCGGCGCTTCATTCGATTTCAACGCTTGAAGTTCAGCCTGCAGTTGCTGAATCGTTTGATCACGATTGGCATCTGCTTTGCGAAACTCGGCCAATTCCTGCTGTGCTTTATTCATCGCCCTGACAGCTTCTTTGTAGCGATGCTCAGGTACAACGGGATCAGTAGTCTCTGTTTGCTGCTCGTCAGTGCTAGGGGTGGCGCTTTCGGCTTCCTGTACTACGGCTTCGGGGTCTTCATTTGACGCTGTGCCTGGATCAGGGGCGTCTGATGAGAAATCGGACGAATACAATTCTTGTATCTCGGCGTCCAACTCTGCATCAAGTGCATTGTAGTCAACGGTCATAGAATCCTTTAGAAGGAAATTAACGCCATCACGGCGTGGGCAGGGGTGTTTCAACCCATGGTTCTGCTGCTAGATTTTGTACGCTTTATAGCATAAATTAGCATTTAATTAAACACTGATTAATTAATATACAGACCAGACAGATTAGGCGTTTGCGTTCATGACGAACTCTTCAAGACGCCTGTGTAGGTCTAAATCTGCTCTAACCTCAACGATTCTTCCCTGCGCCTTTGCAATCCCCTCTCCGCTTTGCCATTCCAGCTCACGATGCAGGTCTTCTAATCGAGCCTGTTTGTAGGTCATAAATGCTTGCCAGTGACTGGAATTCACCAGCACGTACAGTGATTCGGCTAATGACTGGTTCATACGGCATCATTTGCAGGTGTTTCAATTCCCTGCATCATGCCCACCGCAGGGGATGCTGGGTTAGCTGGAAAGCGTGGGTCCGTGTTCTCATTCACGTTAATCCGACGCTGCTCGTTGTAGCGAGTCGGTAGTTGTGATGCTTGTGCCGGTGACTGCGCGATTGGCGCACCATTAGCATCTTTGTAGCCAGCACTGAGCAGCAACTCATCAGCAATCGGCACCACAGATGGCATCGTTGCAATCGTCTGTGCAGCCTGGATGCTGGAATACTGCCCTTCTATTTTCTTAACCGTAGCCTCGGCCAGGGTTTTGTCGATCTGCGCTTTGATTAGCTCGGCTTTTGCCATTTCGACAGGATCAGGCTGTTGACCTGGCTGTTCTGGCATAACATCAGGTACGGCTTTCTCGGCATCGATCTCAATCGCCTTAGCCAGTTCTTTGATGAGATACCCTCGATCTACCCGAGGCGCATCCAGTGGATTCGCTGTGGTTTGCAAGAATTGCAGGATCTTTTGTGATCGCTCTTCGCGAATCAGTGCAGGTGAGCCATAAACTTGTACATCCATGTCACCCTTGAGGTCCTCTTTGTCTGACCATTGCATATTCCAGTCATATAACGACTTGATCAGCGGCTTAACTAGCCCATCCTCAAGATTTTTGACCACCAGCTTCATCGGCAAAGAAGCGGCATTCATCCGCATAGAGGTGCCGCGTGCTGTCTTATCATCGACCATTGGACTGGTTAGGCCCATCGCATACGATGGCAGCGCCGTAGTCTCTTCGCTCAATGCTCTAACCATCTCATCCACTTGGAGCATCTGACCAAACGGGATGGATGGCTGGAAGTAACGCACCGCAGGAACGGACGGGTCGCCACTATCGCGCAGCCAAACCTGTCCAGGTTGCTGCACTGCCGGATTCTGGCCGTCTTTAAGCATGTGGATATTGACTTCGCACTGAGGAACTGCCGACATTGCCATGCCATCCAGTAGCGCACGTGCCAACCCATTCTCCATGAGCTGCTCACTGCGTACCATGCGTGCAACGCCCAATCCCCAGAAGTTATGCGGAATTTTGCTATAAAAAAAGAAGTTGTAGGGAATGCGCTGCTTTTTCTGAGGCATAATTTTGGAAAGCAATGTGCGACCAGAACAGGTCCAGACGCACGCCCAATAGGTATCTTCTTCTTCGATGCCTTCAATACCGCTGCTTAGTAGCATCCGGCCTGACACTTGGCCCCAATACTCCAACACGTCGAATCTTTCGCTCAGACTCGCCGTGGTGTCGGTTACTTTAGCCAGTGCGCGTTGACTGGTTTCGTACCATTCCGGCTGATGATTGCCTTTGTCGGTTGTGCGGATGATGTCCTCGATCTTTTCGGCGTCGAAGCGCGAATCGTCTTTAAGTGCAGCAAATTGTGCGCGATTCAAGACATGACGCTCAAATACGCCTGAGACATCGGCGACATTAAAAGCATAGGGGTCTGGGTAAATGTTAAACACATCAGCCCACCCTATCTGAGGCGCTGGCACTTCAGCCGATATGACGTCCCAGGTGGCATCCATCATGCCCCATTTTTCAATTGATTTGACTGCGGGAATAACGCCTTTGATGACCCCTGTGCCGAGGACACACGACTGACGAATAGCCGCTTTCAGGATCTCCTCGTAGCCCATGTCAAGCAATTGATCGCGCATCTCAGTTTGCATTAGATCAGCCCGA